ACCATCGCTGATGCCGGCGAATTGCCTCCCGCTAACAGTCATATCCCGCCAAACACCCGGACAATTGCCGAGAAAACGTGGCGAGCGAATTGCTACGCCGGAATGTCCACTGACGAGACCACCCAGACAACCCGCCAGAAGGCCTTTGTCCGGGCTTCCAACAGGCTGCAGGAGCGAAATCTCATTGGGAAATTGGGAGATCACGTATGGCTCGCCTAAGCCCGGACAACCCGGACAACACCCGGACAGCAGACCCATTGTCCGGCGACATCCCAACCCGGACAGACCGGACATATACCTTTAGGTATGTCCGCTTGTCCGGTGTCCGGACAGAAGGCAGCGGCGATATCCAAAAAATCAATCGATGGACGTATCTCACGCGAGCGAAAGTCCATCTCGAAAGTTTGTGCAGTGGCGGCCTCAGTCGTGGCGCTGGATTCGTTGAAAGCCTCCGCTCGGTGTCTGACAGCCTGGTCGTGCTCGAACGAATCCACGGGCTTCCTACGGCCGCCTGGCTATGATCGAGCAAGCTGGCATCACCGCTGAAGCTTCGCCGATAGGGCCAGCATTAGGGCCATTGCGAACCAGCGGCGCGATAAACCCACGTTTCATCGGCCGTTCTTGGCGTATGTCACCGGTTTGCTTGTCCGCTGCTTGGGCCATGGTAGGGCTTCGTACCGGGCAGCATGCCGCTGTCGGGCGAGGGCGCGTGCGCGAAAGGAGGGCCATCTCCATCGATGCATGGAGGAGGGCCGCCCACCCCGGCTGGGGGCAAAAAACGGGTCGTCGAGCGCATCCTCGTAACTCCCCCGCGCCCTATTTGCAGCAAGGTATCCAGCACCAAAATTGGATTTTATTGGCAAACAACTCCGAAAAACTCGGATCAGCGCGATGTCGCTGCTGGAAAATCATTGGCCATCGGAATGTTGGGATGATGAGAAATTTTCGAATGACACCGAATGACGGAGCGTTGCGACTGACAAGGCCCTGTGAATCTAATGACACAGCATCGCAAAGTGATTTGCGGAGAAAACAGAAATGACGAAGCGATTGAACAAGCAGGCAGCATCCGGGTTGGCGGTGACCTTGACGAAAGGCTGGCGGCGTTGGCCGAGCAGGAGGACCGCACGTTCTCCGCGTTGGTGAACCGGCTACTGCGCCAGGCGCTGGCGCAACGATCATCTGCGCCGCCATCACAGCAGCGCGAACAGCACGCGGCATAGGAGCACCAATGGCACAACCGACACGCCGCTCGCCACCGAAGTCGCCTCCAAGTCGGCCCATTAGGCGGTTTGTCCCGCCGAAGCCCGCACCGAAGCCGCCGAACCATCGGATGGGTGGCCCGACCAAACTGCGGCCGCCATCATGAGCGCGTCGCGGCCTCCCGTTAGCGCTGCCACTCCCAGATTTTTCCAACCCTGAAAGGCCCGCACCATGGCGCTACTGACCTCACCGTGAACAACGCAAGCCCAGTCCTCGATAAACAGCACCAGGAGGTTCAGCTTATCGCCCGGGCTTTGGAGTTGGCGAAGACGGACATCCGGTCGAACGGGGGCAAGAAGACGTCGGGCAACATCCTCGCCGCCGGCGGCGTCACCGTGATCGGATCTTGGACGTACACGCCGCAAGCCGGATCTTAATATTTTCAAATTGTAGGCGTCCCCCGAACCCGAGAAAGCCAAAGGATTCCCCGCCATGCCGACCACAACCGCCACCGACGACCGCAAGGTGATTCCCAACTTGCCACCGCTAAACTGGAAACGCGAAATTCCGAAATACCGGATTAGCCGGGAAACGAAGCCGGCACCGAAAGAGCGGTTTAGATTTGAGCCGCCTTTTTCGAGCGGTTCGGAAAGCGATGTCTGGCAGTACGGCGAGCGGGTCCACAAGAGCGGCGAGGTCATCGCGACCACTTTTTGGCCGAACGCGGGAACCATGACGCCATTGAATTACAGCGCCGCGATGGTGTTGGAATTTTTCAACTCGCGGCAGAAGTCCCGCCTGCCGCGATCGCCGTGGGCCGATGATCAGGTTCGGCTCGATGACGGTCTGAGCAATCCAATGCCAAAAATCACTGCGCCGAAGGTGCAGCCGATGGATTTGCGACCGGTGCGTTAGCGGCAGGGGCAGCAAACGTGCGTATGGCTAACGATCCGAACATTGATGATGCTGCGGTTCTCGCCCGCAACGCCATGCGCCTATTTCTTGAAGGAAAACCGACGGGCAACCTCGCCGAATGGGCGGCGGCGACGAAGGTGGTCGACTTCGTAGACACGCGCAGGAAACTCCGGCCGACGCCGAATACCGAGCTCCATGTAGTCCGTCAGGATTGAATTTTTATGAGTTCGCGAAGCACCATTGAAATCGCAGACATTGCGGCTGAACGCGCGCGCCGCGGGCCAGCGATCATAAAAAAGGACGCGCATGGGCGCGAACTCTATGAACCTGATGGTCCGGTGCTAACCACGTTTTTGATGTCCGACAACAAGGTCGATGTCGCCCAAGGGCCGATCGGGTCCGGAAAAACGAATGCCATGTTCCGGCGACTCGGCCGGCATGCGATGCAGCAGGCGCCTAGCCCGCGCGATGGATTGCGCAAGACGCGATGGTTAGTCGCAAGAAACACTTTTCCGGAACTGAAACGAACGACGCTGCCCACCTGGCGCCAAGTCTGGCCGCCGGCTTTATATGGCGAAGTCAAGATGGGCAGCCCGCCGCGTCATGAGATCGCTTTCGGCGACGTTCGCATCCAAGTGGACTTCCTCGCGCTCGATGACGAGGAAGACATCAAGAAGCTTCGCTCTGCGGAATACACTGGCGCTTGCGTTCACGAGTGTCAGTACGCGAGCCTCGAGCTCTTCCGCGAAATCCGGTCACGCACAAACCGCTTCCCTGCGGAATCCGACGGCGGCGCGACATGGCACGGCGTCATTGCAGACGCCAACGCGCCGGACGAAGATCACTGGCTCGCGATGATGACCGGTCAAGTCGACCTTCCTGAGGGCCTGACGATCGATGAACGTCGCGCACTGCAATGGCCAAGCCATTGGGGATTTTTCAAGCAGCCGCCCGCGACCGTAAAGATCCGCGACGCGCGCGGTGATTTCATTCGGCACGAAATCAATCTCGATGCGGAGAACCTGCGCTGGCTGGCGAGTGACTATTACCTTGACCTGCTCGACGGCAACCAGGCGGACTGGATCAACAACCGCCTCGGTAATGAGTGTGTGTTGGTGGTCGACGGCTCGCCCGTGTGGCCAATGTTCCGCCGCGACTTCCATGTCTCACGCGATGCCCTCCGGCCCGTACCTGGACATGACGTAATGGTGTGGCTCGACTTCGGCCGCGTTTTCCCGGCCGCGCTGTTCGCCCAGGAGATCAACGGTCGCGTCAACGTGCAGCATGAGATCCTTGGCTTCAACGAAGGCGCGACGATCTTCGCCCCGAAGGTCAAGCGGTTTCTGGAACAGCATTACGCCGGCTGCGCCTTCCGGTGCGTCGGAGATCCGAAAGGCCGCGACCGGGGCCAGGCGACCGAGCAGAGCGCGTATGACGTGTTCAAGTACAATGGCATGACGGTGACGCCGGCGCCGGTGAAGGCAAGCGACATTGCGACCCGCCTCGAGGCCGTGGCCTACGCGCTGAACGACAATCCCTCCGGCATCAACCGTCTCGTGATTTCACCGCTGTGCCGGACGCTGATCGTCGGCATGGCCGGGCGCTATCACCTCGTGAAGGAAGAAGATGGCGAGCTCCGACCGAAAAAGGACAAGTATTCGAATCTCTGTGACTGCTTGCAATACGGATGCCTGTCGCTCGGCGAAGGCAGGCGCATGATGGGTCTAACACCGCAGCGCGAGCTAAAGCCAATGAACGTGTGGAACCGGCGAGGCAAGTCGATGCGGCGGGTGAAGGAGGCATGAGCACCAAACGCAAGCCCGGTCGTCCACGCAAGGTGGGACGCCCGAAGAAGGCACCCGGTGACCCGATTGACCACCGCCTGACGCCGAAGATGCGCGTCGCAATCCTCGCCATCGTCGAAGATGCCAAGTCGCCTGCCGAGGCCGCCAAGGCGGCGGGCCTCACGCCAGATGCAATCCGCAAAGCGATGAAGGGCAATGCCGCGGCGCGC